TATATTTACACTAAAAGGATTATATACAAAACCAGAGCCTCTATGCCTAAGCCGACCATCTTTCCATTTCATTACAGGATGTTTTAAATTAGTAACCATTACCCATGTGGTATCTATCTCTTTGAAATCTCCTTCTTGTATTCTACGGAAAATGCTTGAATCCCCTGTAATGCAGTAAGTAGGATTGGGAACATCAAAGGCTGATACATTCACAGCAATAGTATCTTTATCTTTTAACTTCTCAAAAGGAAAATCTTTTAGACTTGAACCACCACCTATTATGAAAACTGCATTATCCCTCATCTCCTTGTCCATTCTTCTTATCCTTCCCAAAACCACGCATTAGTTCTATTATCTTGTTTTGCAAATCTTCTATTTCTTCCTTAAGTTTTTCATTTTCCTCTATCAACTTTTTATTTTGCTTTAATACTGGGCATTCCATAGAAGTCTACCAGGTTTATGCTTCTTCCCTTATTTACTTACTTTACTCCATTGAATGATTTATAGGAATCTCATCACAATCAATATCCAAAGGTAAAATCCAAGAAGTGTCCATAATATCAAAATGTCCTATTTTTGCTCTATGCCCCTTACCATCATCGTCGGGAGGTCCAAGAGGCCCACAAATGGCTTCTACATTTGGCGGGTCGTCTTTTATCAATATATTTTCCAACTCTGCATAAACCGTAATAATAGTATCAGTGTATGCTTCAATATCAACCGGGATTGTAATAGGTTCATAATAAATTGCCGTATCGTCATTATCTATTACTATATCTACCTCAAACCCACTCTTACTCCAAATCTTATATGTAGGGTCATCTGCCTTCCATAAATTATGAGCCGTACCAATTGGATTACACTCAAGAGTATTGGCATAATCGAGACCTTGCTTTCTCATCACCGTTTCTATATTTCTTACAAAATCGGCAAAACAATCCAATATAGAATTTGGTAATATTATTTCCAATTTGTTAGATGACATTATCCAACAGTAAGTTGGAATTTCTCCGCCTGTATCAGGGGTATATTCTACCCGTTCATCTATAGGGTCATATACCGCTCCGACATAAGAACTTTTACCACCACCAATAGTCCACCACGTCTCCCCCACTCGCCATATAAATGAAGCAGCCCCATATGCTGTTAAACAACCTTCTTGACCGTTGGAACAGGCATCTGCGAAAGAGGTAAATACACCTTCATCTGAACAGTTACCACTCTTGTTATAAAATTTCCAACCCGGCGTAAATCCTCTATATCGCAACATTAGTAAGACATCTTTCATATCATTAAGCAGAGCAGCAGGTGGATTGGCATGATAATCTCTCCAGCAGTGTCTGTCTATAACTTTTTGTTTGTTCTCGGTGGATAATTCATTCGAACCCGGGTCTCCATTGGCTTGCGGGTGTAAGGATGCTTCCAAAGCCGCTACTGCATCCACATCTGTCCAATCAATAGCTCCTCCCGAACCGCCGGTCCAAGAACCATCACCTTTAGCCCTATGACCCGGAGGCAACCCCAACTCACCCGGATATATTAGATAATGATTTTCCCAACCCACATATTCCCACCAAGTATTATTTGTCCCGTCTGTAGGAGGTTGATTATCATCAGTCGAAGTATGTGATAGTATACACTTATACCGTCTTGCCGCCTTGCCATTACCCGCCTCATTATCATACACATAAACCGTATCTCCACCATCATCACTGCTATAATCTATGTTCTTACGCCATTGCCGAGCAGTAGTTCGGGGAGGACTCATTGTATTTCGCCATATCCGCCGCCACGTTCCATATATTGTTGCCTGCTGATAAGGCTTGTGCTGATAAACAGTATCCAAATACCAGTCGAAACGTGTGCGAGAGCCCGCTCCGCCTTCGTCTCCACCATCAATCAAGTATAAAGCAAGCTCAAATGCGCTGCAATTCGAGTACCAAGGGTCTCCGTCAAACCACGGACCATTCATTAGTCGCCAAGGGTCAGAGGGAGTTTCAAGGTCTAATAAATTATAGTCGTGCCAATACCAACCCCACTCCTCACAACATCTTTCAATTGCAGCTTGATACTCAAACCAAGAAATATCATATGTAAAATCTTCAAACCACGGCGAACTGGGTTCATCTATATAGCTGCTCTCAGGGTATTCTGCTCCGGGGCCGCGTTTAGCTCCTACATTACTGCTAATAAATTGAGTAGTAATGTTCGAAGCATTCCAACGATAATCTTTACCTCCGGCCTTACGCCCCCGCACTCTTACCGGTATCCCTGTTTTCTTCCAATAAGTTTCCCACCCTGCTCCTACTCCCGGCTTATTGGTTGTCATAGCAATATGGTCTTTTATACACTCATACGACCAAGTGATAATTAAATCATCATCACAATTTACAATACCACCCTTTTCATAGGACATTTTATCATAGTATTCATATCGAATTGTTCCCCACTCCTCAAAGTTATAATCCCAAGTAGTACGAGAGAACCAATCCTCGCCTCCACTACCCACGGAAGAAAAACCATTTCCTCTTGAGTAATTGGCATCGACATGATTCACTGCCCAATAGCAAGGTGTACCAGCCGTTGCATCCGGAGCAGAGCAAACAATGGCATAGGTTGTACCGGCTTCAAGGGCAATTCCTTCCCCCAAACTAATTTCATACCAAGCAAAGTCCGTGGAAATTGTGCTACAAGCTATCGACCCGCTGCATAAATTGGCGCCTGTAGGTTCCCCTCCACTATCTACATTACGAATGGCAGCAGTAAAATTGCCTGAGGGGGTAGAATTCTTTGCCAATCGAAGTTTGAGTTTTGTTACAGTATGAGAAATTTGAGGAGTAAAGGTTTGGGCCTTCCAATATAATGAACCATAAACCAGGAAGGCACTGTTGGTAGCATCCATTTCCCATTCATCCACATATTCAGAACTATATGGATGGTGGATTCTTTTTACTTGGATGGGCAAATATCGCCAAGCACCTATACGAGTATAATCAGGGTCACACGTCAACCGCTCCCTATTACTATTATAATGGAAACTATCATATCTATCCCACAAACCAAATATATACCAATAGGCCGAACCCTTTGCCGGTGTATGATTAAGATTATTGATAACCTTACTCCGCCAATATACTCCACTATACCACACTAAAGCATCAGCGTCATAAGTAGTGGAGGAGTCGTAGGTGGTTTTCTCCCACCAGGTTGGTTCTGTTGCAGGATTCTTATTCAGATTATCAACTTTAAGACTTCGATACCGTACATCTGATAAGGTTACTATATGATTTGTGCGATAAGTAATAGTTGAACTCCAGGTGCCTCTAAAAGGTAACTCCAATTGTGCATTATCGGCTGATGATGCCCACTGATTGATTGCGTGTCGGTTATAAATAGCACGTCGCAAGTCCTCAAAGAGGTCCTCAACAACCTCATCGCCTTGTGCCACATTCCATCGGGTATTTGGAAATTCTGTAGGCATTCTTATCCACCAAAAACAGAAATGGCCTGAGATTGTGTATGGTTCCAAGTCAATGAACCATCTGCTCCTACATTAAAGAACATCGATATACACCACCACTCTGAACCAACCTGTGTAACTAAAATCATATCCCCATCTGAAAGATATGGTAAGGCTTCCGTCAATTTTGAGCCTCCTATAATATTACAGTTTACCTCCACCTCTTCTGAGGCCGAATCATCTGAATCTAAGTAGCAGTTGATTGTGGAAACAGCCCCAGCATCTGTTGCACAATAAGCCTTGCGAACTGCCCCACCTCCTGCAGAACCAAACATTCTCAAACGCTCCTCCAATTTAGCTACGCTCAAACTAAACGAAAAACCAGAGGGGGTTTTATTTACTTTTATAAATTGGTCCCCCCTAACATGATTCAAACTATTGATAATCCGAATCATATCATTCAACTTTTGTCTTAACTGTGGAGGGCCTGTAGTAAAATATGCTATATCCATTATCCTATCCTGCTGGCAAAGAACTAAAATCTGCCTCTGATTGAAGCCTATATGTTTTTAATGAATTGGCATCCGTTTCGGGTGGTGGCTTTCCATTATCCCTAATATACAAAGCAATGTGGTCCCAGGTTTCGGCTCTATACTCATATTCATATTGAACGTTGAAATGTACCCCACCATCTGTACTTCTCCCTTGTATTCTCATGCATAAAACGGTGCCGGCAGCACAACCATCCCAAACTCCGCTATTCACCTTTCCAACATAGGTTTTGGCTTTTGTTTTCAAATCGGCTTTGGATATTGTTTCTACCTGATTCACTGTCCATACTACCTGAGGCCACATTACGGTAGCCATATGTCCTTGAACATCTGCCTCCGAGGCCTCTGTCAAAGGGGTGTCGTGGGGGCTTCTCTGATACCCCTTTGGATAAGAATAGGATAAGAACATCTCAGTCCCATTCTTGTCTTTATTTGTCTCTCGTGCTATGACAGAGGCTCCTACCTCTACCGCACCATCTTCAAAACCAGAGATGAAACGAAAATCTAATCTTGCGTAGGTCAAAGTCAATTTAACCTGATGTTTATCAAGAGCTTCTACCTCTGCATCTTGAAGGTATATAGTAGAGATATCAGGATGAGCATCTCCCACAGAGATACCCGCGGCATCAAAGGCCTCATCCATGATAGCAACCCAACCACCAGGGTCAGAGGCCTCCCCCAAACCATCTACAATAACTATCCTCTTTATAGTTCTCCAACCATGAATATCTTTTGAACCTCCCGTTCCTTTGAGGATATCTTCCCTAACTATTGCCATTATCTCAAAACCTCCTTCTGCTCAATACGTTTCAGAATACCGGTTTGTTCCTCCTGCTCTCCCAGATGCCGTCTTATTAAACCTTCGAGGGATGATAATCCCCCTCCTCCTAAAGCAAGTCCTGCTGGAGAAATAAGTGGTGTTATTTCACGGGTGGTTCCTCTTGGACCTCCTAATTGTTCTGGCTGACCTATCTCCCCAGGAATTTTTACCAATTCTCGCTGGGGTGGCAACAATCCAAGAATTGCTAAATGCATATCTTTTATAATTTTTAACCTCTCCATAACAGGTTGCATAGCATCTTTTACTCCATTCCACCAAAATTTAATCTTCCTCAAAGTATCTTTATTATGTAAATTGGCAAGTGGTCCACTTATAAGGTCTATTCCTGATGCCTTTTCTATTTCCTTAATATTCTTCAAGGTCTCATTCTTTATCGTCAATAATTGTCCTTTTAAATCTGTTGGTATCTCTGGTTTTCTGGCGGCCTTGACCATTCCTATCCCTGCTTTCATTATTGCTATTCTGCCAGCAGCTATGGCAGGAGATAACATACTTAATTCTCCTAAAGCACCTTCTGGTTTTCCTACTTCTACTAACCAAGCTCCCAAACTTTCACCAAAATTCTGTATAAAAGCATTGGCTGCCTTAATACCAGCATCTTTCATAATAACAACCAATGATTTTCCAAACCCAACAAAAAACTCTAAGGCTATATCACCTACCACAGATAATCCTTTCCCCCTCTCCAAATCTGATTTCATAACAACCAAAAGGTTCGTAAATGCTTCTCCCACAAAAACCATTCTATCAGCAAATGCAATGGCCCAGTCTTCTATAACTCGTCTATTTGTTCTAATCCACAAACCAAGCCTTTCAATTGAGGGGGCTAACCTGCTCCCAATAGCTATTCCGACATTCTTTATATTATTCCATAAAATCCTCATTTGGGAAGAAAAAGATTTCAATTGTTTCTCAGTAACCTCTTTAGTAATCCCTGACATTTTCAAAAGTTCATCGTTATATTCTTTTATTCTATCTTGGAGACCTAACAAAGGAAGAATTGCCTGTTGGGAACGAGCTTGAAAACCAAGCATTTGGAGAACGGCCGACTTCTGTTTAGTAGACATAGTTTCCAAAACATCCGATAAATCTCCTATAATAGTATAAAGTGGTTTTAGTTCCCCAGTAGCATCAAATATATTTAGATTGAACTTTTCCCACGCTTCCCTATTATCCAAGGCCCCTTTTACCATCAATCGTAACATTCGACTCAACATATTGCCAGCACGTTGGGCCTTAATACCTTGGTCAGCATAAGCGGCCAAGACTGCAACACCTTCCTCCAAACCTATTTTATAGGCCTTCATTGCTGGGCCGGCCTGTGAAGTTAAGGCTTCTGAAAACTGTTGAGTGGTTGCATTGGCCAAAGTATTAGCTCCTGTCAAAACATCAGACACCCTTGCCATATTTATCATATTTTGTTGAGCATCCTTAACCGTTAGTCCCAAAGCACTTTGAGCATCCGTCAATAAATCAGTCGCTAATGCCATATCAAAGGCACCTGCCACAGCAAACTTCTCAACAGTACCTAATGCTGCTAAAGATTGTTCTGCAGTAAATCCAGCTGAAGCAAGGTAAAAATAACTCTTTGCCAAATCTTTTGCCGAGGTTACCCCTTTAGAAGATAATTCTAAAGCCAATCTTTCCATCTTCTTTCTCATCCGAGGAGTAACATCAGACATTATAGCCAATGATTTAGTCATAGCACTATCAAAGGAAGCAAAAGCCTTAAGAGAAGCAATTGAAATGGTTCCAATGGCAACCGCTGCTACCTTAGCATATCGTTTGACGGTAGCCGCAAATGATTTCATCAACGCTTGAGCTCTTTTCATTGCGGAGGTGTATTGCATGGTGTTTGCTCGAAGGTGTACTAATAAATTTCCTAAATCCAATGACTGTGCCATCCTATTTCTTCCTTTTTCCCTTTCCCATTCCCATCAATGCCATCCAAAATGTTTTGGAAGCCTTAATTCTTTCCTCTTTTGTCTTTTCCACCTTTTTCGTTTCCTTACCTCTTTTGAATTTTATTAAGAAAGACTTTACTTCAACCTTCTCCGGGTCCTTTACATAAGACCGCCGTACTTCAGCAGCAATGGCAGCGAGATAATATTCTTCTCTACGGAACCCATTTAATTCTTCTTCATCTAAATAAGCAATCCAATCCATATACTCAGAAGAGGTTACTTCTGATTGAGTCCTTTGTACTGACATTCCTAAATGGGAAGCTATTCGATACCACTGGTATCGCTCCCCTCTGATACGTTTTTTGCTTTTTCCAAAGCCGTCCTATCCAAACCACTGAGTTCCAATGCCACTTCATGCAATTTAGTAAGGACGGTACTGGGATATTGACCCAACACCTCTTCTTTAACCAATTTGCCCTCTTCATCATACAAACATAAAGCCAAAAACTGTTTTGCAGAGAAGGTTTTGAATCCTTTACCAGCTACAGCCTTGGCTATTCCCCGCTCGTCCATTTCTATCTGCACATCAAAACTTGCATTATAAATGGCCCGTTGGGTTCCTGTTAGTTCCTTCAAGGAGAACTTTTTTTCAATCCCGTCCTCCCCTGTTAAAAAGACAGGACGCTCTTTCAACACCGTGCTGAATCTTAATTCCTTTTCCATCTTACTATCCTTTCCAAAAGTACCCTATTAGTAAGCACTTAACACACCAAGAATACATCGAACCCTGTTTCTCTCGCATTAAATACCAAAGTACCCACTATAAACACATCCACTAATAAAAACAGCTCTATGCAGCAGTAAAAACGGGAGCCGTTTCAGCACTTCCATTCCAGAAGGATGGTTGAATGGTTATATTAGCAGTGGGCATCTCACCATCAACAAGAGGATTAGGAGTAAACTCATCAATCCATCCCCAAAATACCAAAGTGGAACCATCCGGGAAGGTGATGGTAAATTCCTGATTTACGTTCACCCCACTTAATATATCCTCAAGTAGTTGGGGGTCATAACCACCGACAAACGAAGCAGGGCTTCCACCAATTAAAGTATGAGGAACATAGGTTCGATAAGTTTCATTCTCCATAGTCGAATGGTCAACAGGGCCTCCTCCAGATAGTCCAGGAGGAGAAACACTCGTCTCATACAAAGTAGCAGTAACGCCACTACCAGCCGTGGTAAACGATATAGTAGTCCCAAAACCATCAGTTAATTTACTCATTCTATTACCCTTTCTTAAAAAAAGAATCTAAACTATCTTATTCAAAGTCACTAAAAAATTCACCACAAATACAAATCTTCTTTTATATCCTCTCTCAGAACCCAAAGGAATCACAGGAGTAGTCCTACTTATATTTCGTAATGAATAAGTATCCCCACCTATCGTAATGGTATCCAAAAAAGTATCATCCAATGCCAAAGCAATCGCCTCTATTTTGGCGTATCCCGTTTCATAATTATCTGAACGAATACTTATTTGAATTCCAGGATGCTGTATGACTTCTCCATCCGATATCTTTCCATCTAATACTCCAGCAGTATCATAAATAGCTCCACAATTTGTTTCTACTGCATCTCCATCTGGCATACTCGAAATATATAGAGGCCAAGTATCATCATTACTTGGGTTCGTCATAAGTGATAAGGTATTTATAATATCAGCGGCCAATATGGAAACCACCGAGCGGCCCAAAGCAGAATCTGCTGCGGCCGAAAGGTCTCTTTCAAAGTCAAAAAGGCCTCCAGTAACTGCTGGAATCATTTCTGCTATTAGGTTATAGGCCATTAGATTTTCACCGTTATGTTTCTATAATTAGCATTTGCCGCTGGAGAACGGGTTAAGGTCTGTTCCAAAATAACCGTTGTCCCATCCTCAGCGTCCATCAATTCTTGTTTGGTGCCGTCGGCAGATTTTCTCCAGTCTCCTGCGGCAAAAGCAGCTACTATTTTCATTATCTTTTCCCAAGTCCAAGTCCCCCCTTCCGTGAGTCCCGTAATTGCTTTCATTGCCGCTGCCAACTCATCAACATCCAATGATGCCGTTGGAGCATTCTCCAAAGCAGCTTCCGTAAACTTATTACCAGAACTTTCCTCAATAATCATAGTATCCAATTTATCAGTCTGCTCCCCAACAGCATCTATCTTTTCATTGGTTGTGGTATGTAAAGCCGCTGCCGTACCAGCCACATCTGGTATTACCGTGTTTGCTCCATATTCTGCTAAAGCAGTATCGACTTCGGTATTTATCTGGTCAAGTCCATTCTGCTCTATTTCATGAACATGGGTAGAACTTCGAGCCACAATAATATAATCAGTGGTAGCATCTGGTTTGACGTCCCAATCAGAGCCCACGGTTACAATTTTGGTCTCCCCATCATAGGAATCAATATGCCGCATCTGTCCCGCACCGGTATTTTCGGTAAGTATTATCCAATCCTCTTCATACCAATCATCTGTACCATGGGCATCTGCCGCCAACTGTATCGTATTATTCCCGCCTCCGTCTCCTTGCGCGGTCCCTTCGTGGACAACGAAGATATTTTCCAACAGACGTAAACGCTTTGCTGCTGATTGGGGCACATTATGTGTCGCCTTGGAAAGTACCTCGTCCCAAACAATATCTGCAATAGCAGTTAAACCGTCACCAGCCGTACCGATTTGGGTTTGCAAATCCTCCAATGCGGTATCAACTTCTGTATTTATAGCATCGGTTGCATCTGTCCCCTCTATCTGCTTGGTATCTACTTGGAGATAAACAGTCGCTGCCTCACCATATAACGAATCATATACATTTTCATTTACCACCATAAAACGAGCGTGGACAGGCAGACATACTGAGGCATCCTGAATAATAATATCGAGCATGCCCTCAGTATCAAGATTGCCTGCCGTAAGGGTCAGGTTGTACCAGCCGTCGCAATTAGCTATTGCCGAGAACGTATTACTCGATATATCCGTTACTCCTGCCGCATTATGCTTGAACAGTTCGGCCTGGTCAGCCGCACCCAAAGTAATATCCGTTACAGGCGTAACTCCATCGGATTTATCGACGAACGGCCCGATTTTTACTTTAATCTCTGTGTCAGCTTTTAGGATTTGCATTTAAGCAGTCTCCAGCATTTTCAAGTGATGTGCAGCCACCGCTACATTAAATAATGGGCTGCCCCAACACTCAAAAGTCCAATCAGTATTCCCTGCTCCTGTTCCTCCCCAAGTATCATTCCAATTTGAACCACCATCCGTTGATAATAATGCTACACCGCCCGAATAATCACCACCATAATGATACGGTTCATAACCCCAATCAATATACAAACCACAATCTTGTTGCGACCACTCAAAAACAATAGTATACGTTGTACCTTGGTTAACAGTAATAGGCGAGGCAAACACAAATTCTACCCAATTATAGTTGGTAGATATATCTGATATAGTGATTGCTTTGGAAACTAAATCTCCTCCCGTTGGGTGTCCATTACCATCAGTAGCTGTAATATGGACTACGACATTCGCACCTGAACTTCCACTACCCTGTTTTCGAATATACAGTTTTACAGAATTCAGCTTATATGTACTACTCGGTGTTATTTGTTGAGCTCCCCAAGTATTACCTTGTATAGCTTGGTCTTGTGCATAAGAATCACAATAATCACGTTTCGTAGCCATTAAAATTCAAACTCCTGATTTACCCACGTGCTTTTTGCCGCCGCCGCTTTTGTATAACTGTCTTTGAGAGCCTTTAACTTTCCACGGATAATACCAACCGCCTTTGCCTTTGTTACATTCGTTGGAAAGGTGAAATTCAAATTACGAAAAGGATAGGGTTCCAGCGGGTCACCTCTAAGGTACTCGGCGTACTGGCTCTCGCCTTTTGTAAAGTAAACGTCTACACTGACCACTATCTGCTTTACGTCAAAATCAACTTTGGTAATTTTAGCCCTCATCGACGAGCCTCCCTCTTTATTATTCTAATTATCTCACTCTTTTTCGTACGGGCTGGCTCTTCCAAATACTTGGCCTGCTTTCCTGGTTTGTGCTTGGCCTGCAAATTCTCGTGGACATATACTGCATAGTCTGCAACATATCCTACCACAATATCGGTATCAAATCCTGCTCCTCCTACATTACGAGTAAAAGCACCTCCTTTTAAATTACCAGTGTCAACAGGAACAATCAACTGGCTTTCTCGCTGAAGGAATAAACCGGCCTGCTTTAATCCTCGTCCTATCCCAGCAGCCTTGGTTGTTGAAAACCCTTTTAAATTTGCAAGCACCTTTGGTACTCCAGTTATTGCCAATATCTTTGCCATTATAAAAATGCTATCCTTAAAAACTGGGTCGCTTTGATGGTTGGGAGTTTTTCAAATCTTCGAATCTCCCACGCATTTTCATTTTCCTTAACATTTATCAAATCCATAACACCACTATCTAACTCACCTAACATTAAAATACCACCAACCTTCACATCTCTATCCACATAAACCTTCGCTCTGGATAATTGTAAGGTCCCAGCAGCATCAAGAAACTCCTCGCCTACATCCTCCCATCGAACCTTAATTTCAACAGGAGTCGTTGGAATAGGTTGTCCATAATTATCAAACTCCAAAGCAGACAAATTCCAGTATACTGCTGTCTGCCTCAACATTTTCTTTAAGAGTTGCATCTAATTTTGCACCCTACCCAACAAACTTTTCACATCCCCTTTAATTTCACTTATATCATTTGATAAGTTTTCGTAGATAACTTTGTGAACATTAGCTTGCACCAATTCTGATTTATTGGTATGAATGTCTGCCTTCTGAATATGACCATTTACCGTTTCGTAAATCTCTCCAAGCCGAGAAGTCAAATCCCTTGACACCTTATAGGTCCAAACATACACCCCGATAATGGCAAGATACAAAATTCCTACTAAACCCAAAATAACATCAACGTTGTCCACTTTTTGTCCTTTCTATCATAGTTCATCTTCTTCTTTACCAACCCAAGTTATGCTTGGACTTTTGCCACCCTTCTTTAATTTATTGTCCAATCTTGCTAAACCACCCTTGTAATCCAACCGCATAGCCATCTGCCCATAATGCGAGGTTGATAAACCAATATCAACCTTACTTTGGAATCGCTCACTAACCGAACCAGCTTTCTCACTCACTGCCCTCATATCTCGAATGGTATAGAAGTGGGCGGCCAGCCAGGTTTCAATTAGAATAAGATGAGCAGCAGTATACTCTTCAGCTAATCCTGTGCAGCATTCTGTTACCAAAGCATTTGCAGCAGCAATGAAAGGAGTAAGAGATATGGCACTATCTACCTCTATAATCCCTTGCACCAAATCATCAGTAGTTCTTACTGCCATTTCATATCACCTTTGGAGGCAAACCCCGAAATCCTCTAATTGCATTCTCAATTTTTAGTCGGTCTTCAGGTTTGATAATTTTACTCTTAAGTTCATCAAGTTTCCTACCAAGCTCCTTCCACTCTTTAGGATATTCCTCCTTAAATTCCTCAAGACCAAGAACGGTGACGCTTGCAGCAGTATGGTACAGTTGGGCCTCAACTTGGGCTTCTGTCAATTGAGGAGTAAGTTTCTTTGCAATTCTAACAGCCCCTCCCACATATCCAGCTATTGGCAAAAGGACGGGCCAAACCATACCTAAGATGCCCAAAACCATACTCCC